AATTTGTATCAACATCTAAAGCAAGAGCTGTAAGACTAACATCTATTTGACAAAGCTTTGTAATTATAGCTTGAACAATTGCATGTGTATCAGAAGAACTAGTTACACCTGTAAGACAATCTACATCATAATTAGCATTTAAAACAGCAAGTTCTGCAACAACTGCATCAACTTGTTCCTGAAGATCACAAGCAGATTTAACTAATGCTTCAAATAGATTAACAGCAGTGATATCACCACAATCTGGTAGATAACTAGTAACCAATTCACAATAGGTTCCTTCAGGTAGAGTGATGACAATACCTGTTCCATCTAATGTAGAGGTGAGAAAGGTAATCAATGCTTGTTCAACATATGATAGAGAGTCACCAGTTTGAATTCCTAGAACAGGAACATCTATTCCTGTATATCTTACACATTGATCTGAGACAATCTCAGTACATCCATTATAACAGTTCGAACAATTGCTCATTTATTATAGTTTATTTATTAATTAAAAGTTTTACTTTACTTGCTATCATCTTCACTGAATAATGAAAAGCATAATCTGGGTTACAATATTTGTATGTTAATATTCTTTTGTAGTTTAGTAAATCACCAATCACTACATCAGGAATAGGTCTATTTAATATGAATACAATATTGTTATATGCATCGTTAGCAAGAATTGCTAATTTGCAATCAATGTCCGCAAGAAGTGCAGGTATACTAGAATTTTCTATACAATTTGTAAGCCTTGGCGATAACATCATTTTTAAATCTTTTTATTTGTTTAGATGCATAATTACATGCTGAACACATTCCATTTACTAGTTGACATCCACAGCCAACTTTAACTCCACATCCTGTACAGTTTGCCATATTAATATAAGTTATTGTTTACATAGTTATTACCTGTGCAATAGCAATTGTTCTTTATAAAATTATTCAACATGTTATTTGCTTGAGTGTACAACTTATTTGATGTATCCACAGCACAAGTGTTAGCAGCAGCAATAGATCCTTGTATGAAATAGTAAATACTATTAAGATTAACTTTTTGTTGTCTCCTAATAGCAAGATCACATTCCATCATATCCAATTTCATAAAGGCATTATCAAACTTCTCTTGAAGTTGTTCAACACGAATAATTGTTCTCTCTACATAGTTTATATATGCAGGAGTAACAGAATATCTTAAATAATACACACCATCTGGTAGAGGTAACAAAGGATCACCCACTGCTGTAAGTCCTAGAGATGCAGAATTAAAAATGTTAAAATCGTTAATATTAAAAGGAAGAGATACCATTCCAAAACCTGGAACAGTTATTTCAATTGTGGGAGATGTTACAGCAGGACTAACTGGATAGGTAGATGCATCAGCAATACCTAGTGTTAAAGTGTTATACGTAGGAACTACTAATATTTCTAATTTGAGATCTGCCATATTTTTTAAAATAATAATGCCAGAGGAATTTGAGTTTCCTCTCACCCTCTGGCATAGGTTATATGATATTAATTACCTTTCTTCTTATGGAATCAAAGTAGTTGTTGTTGAAGTAGAAGGCCAAACAGTAGTTGTAGTACTAGTGGTTGAAACGATTGGACAAGGACTTTGATCAACTGGAGTACCTAAAGCAACTGCTAACAAAGTTTCAATTGCACCACTCAAAGCTTGAGGAGCAGCAATGATAACCATTGAATCTTCATAGATATAATCTCCCCACTTGTAAAGAGATCTATCATAGTTGTTGAATTTAATGTAATAAGTATCATAAGTGGTACCATCGGTAACCCAACTCTCAAAGTTTTCGTTGTAACCAACCATTCTGTAAAGATGCTTCAAATAACCAGCTTGGTAGCTATAGAAGTTCTTTTCTAATTGTTTAATTTCATCAGAAGTACCAGCAACATAAGAAGCACGTTGTGTAACAACAGGGTTTGCAATAATATTACAATTATCAGCAACAATGAAATCAGCAGTGGTTGCAGGTCCAGGATAGATGAATGTACGGAAGTACATACGATCATATTCCCAAGGGAATGCAGCAACATCACAAGGTTGACCATACTGAGTCAAAGGTTTACCAGAGATAACTAATTTAGCACTTTGATTATTACCAATACGTTGGAATTGATAGAAAGTGTTAAAAGAAATGTTGTCTGGGTTGTTACCTGGAGCTTGTAATTCTAATTGATAAATCAAACGATCAATCAACTCAGGAACATCAACTTCAGCACAAGGATCACCACCACATGCAAGACATGGTGCATTCACAGTCACTGAACGAGTGAAACCGTTGAAATACAAAGTGTCAATGTAGCTAGAGTGAGCACGCAAGGTTAGAGTGACAACAGTACCAGCAGTAACATTAAAATCAATAATTTCAGTTACTTGATTAGCAGCAATAGGAGAACCTGTAACAGCGTACCATTCAGTTACTTGAGAAGAAGCAATCTTGTCAGATCTTTTACTTCCTTGTAAATAAGTGTTTGTTCTACCTTGAGCCAAGTAGAAATAAGGAATAGTTGCAATATTACCAGCATTGGCAATAGTGTAGGTGTTAGTAAAAACACCAAATTGACCAGCGGTCAAGTCTTGCGTAGAACCAGCCACAGGTAATGTATTACCTACAGGAACTACGAAGAGGGTAGTTAATGAAAAATCAGCCATTTTATTTTAATTTAATTGTTTACTCGTTTGTTTGTATTCTATATTGTGCAGATTGTACAGCAGGAGCATTCTCTGTATACATTGCAAGATTTTGTACTGTAAGGTCTAGAAGTTCATCTTCCAGATATAATTCTAATTCACAGTCTTCATCAAATGATGGTAAGCCATCTAACATTATATATCCTACTTTATTTATATATTTAGGATATCTCATGTAACTTATACATACCTTAGTTGGTGTAAATGTACCATCTGTAAATATGCTTATCTCATCTGAAGAAATAAAGTTAAATGTCTCTTGATATTCAAATGATGGTCTGTAATGATCATTTGTTAATAAATGAGAAAGATCACCATGTTTTGCTAAGTCTCTGTTAATCCAAATCTTTCTGTCTTTACATCTTCCTTTATCAGCTAATACATAACTATCTATATAGAACATGTATTTAGGATCAAGTTGGTGTATATTTGCCTTCCACTGATTTAGTTCTAAATTTAATATAACTAAATCAAGAGGTTGGTTATTATATGTAATTACAAGACTTTGAAGATCTTCATAACGCTTTTTAAAAGCATCAAGTCCTAATCCTGAAATTGTATTTTGACCATCAACCTTTTGTTTTATCAGCTTTATCTGAGCTTCATTTAAAGCAAGAATTTTATCTTCTAAAGGAATCTGCTGATGTTCGTTTGTTGATAGTTTATTTAATTTCTGATCGATCTTATATAATAAACTATCTACTGGTATCATATCGAAGCGAGTTTCTTTGTTTTAAGTTTTCCTTCTAATGTAAGCAACTCATCTTGGTTATCATCATCAGCAAGGAATTTAATCAATACATCTTCGTCAACAGCTATTTCATAATCACCCTCATAAATTCTACCATTAGGTTTTACTCTATATACAGAATGGGTAACAGCTTGTTTAACAAGATCTTTAATATGGAGCAAGTTCTCTTTCATTTCTGCAAATCTATTAAATACTTCTACAGTTGAAAGTCCTTGGAATTTACCACCTTTGAATTCTGTTTCTTTCAAAATATTATCCACTAGGTTATATACAACTTCTTCTTTACTATCATCTGATATTGGAAGTCCAAGAAGTCTTGCAACTTTCTTTTTCTTCTCTGGAGTCATTGCATCAAATTTGCTAATTGCTTTATTAATCAATTGTTTCTTCTTGAATATGATTGCATTTTCAATCTCATCATCTGCAACATAAAATTGTATGTCAGCAGGGTAGTCACCTCTTTCCCAAGCTTGATAACTAGATGCAATAGTTGGATGAACTCTCAACCATGAAAATGCTAATTCTTGAAAAGGATTACCTAAATCGTAATAGTTATCACCATCTGTCAGTTTAACAGCTTGTACATGTAGTACATCTTCTGTTGAAGTAGATAGTCCATAGTTCCAGAAAGATGATCTAGGTCCTAGGTTAACATCGCCAAGAGCTATTTCTAACTTTGCTTTTAATGCTGTAACTCTTTCAACTTCCATCTCTCTTTCAAGAGGATCAGAAATACGTCTGATATATCCAGCATTAGCATCTAAACCTGTTCTATACTGACCATCAAGTTCTTTGTAAGGATACTTAAATACTCCTGTACCAGGAATTCTTGTTAAGCCTTTGGTAGCAAGTCCACCTTGCATAGTTTGCAGTTGAGAGTTATTATACTCTTTCTTTAGCGTTGAGATTTTTCCAATCTTTCCCATAATGTAATTATTGTATTTGGTTTATTTTTAAATTGTTTCTTCTTTCATGTGTAATTATCCTATGACAGTTACAACATCTTATTTCGCATTTGTCAATTTCTTCTTTTATAAGTTCTAATTTATAAGCTTTTGTTACCATGTGAGATACATTATATAATTTAATACCTCTTACATGATCAAACTCTAAAACTCTAATATCTGAATTATTACAATCAA